TTCCTCACAGGATATTCGTTCATCTTCAGGTGGTACTGCACAGTATATTGCTCTTGCAGATTATACCGACTTTGGTGCAGAACTTCGTTCTATCGGTTCTGCCTCGGTCTATGGTGAGCGTGGTATTACTGCAGACGGTAAGGGTGTAAGATTACGTTGTATTGTTCACAATTTTGGTTACATTGGTACTGGTGCAGATGGCACAAATGACATCAGTAATGTAAATCAAGCAAACGAAATTATTGAGGCAAACGCTGGTAGAGCACTCTTTACTAGCATGGATCAAAATGGTGATTTCCGTGTTGGTAATGCATTCTTTGTAGACCAAGAAAATGGTACTGTATCATTTGTTGGTGGATCTCAAAGTGGTGGTACTACCTTTGACCAGTTAGTTGTTACTGGTACTGGTGATACTACAACGATTCTACCTACAAGTATTTCTCTTGGTAGTTTAAAACTTTCTGGAAATACTTTAGAAACTCTCTCAGGCAATCTTATATTAGATGCTCCTGGTGGTAGTAGTGTGCAAGTAGACAAGAGATTGTTACTTGCAAATGGAACATATGCTATTCCATCTCTTGCTTTTACTAGTGATGTTGATACTGGTATTGCAAGAACTCAACCACTATCCGATGGTTCATTTAGTTTAATTTCTAACGGTATAGAAAAAGTTAGAATTACTCCTGATTCAGTTGAAAATTATACAACTGCTAAATTTGTTTCCATTGGAATTGGAACGGAACAAAATGATATTAATGTAAGTAATAGTGGATCTTCATATCCTCCTGGTACTTTTACTAATGTTCCTCTTTCTGGCGGAAGTGGTACAAGTGCTGCAGCAGAAATTACAACTGTTGCTTTTGAAGGAACCATCACGAATAATGGTAGTGGATATACTACAGGCACATTAACAGATATTGCACTGACAACTAATGGGTCTGGAACTGGTGGTGTAGTTAATGTAACTGTTACTGGAATTGCTGGTCAGATTACTGATGGTGGAAGTGGATATTATGATACTTCTTATAATAGTGTACCTCTACAAGGTGGCACTGGTACTGGTGCAGAAGCATCTCTTACCATCTCTGGTGGTGTTGTAACTGATGTTGCTTTCACTAATAGTGGTGTTGGATATAATATTGGAGAAATTCTTACTGTAAATAACAGTGATCTGGTTTATGGTGATCCTCCACAGCAAAGTAGTGGTTCTGGATTCCAATTTGAGATTCAAGCAGATCAAGAAGGGTATGGTCCAGGTGTTGTAACTGCAGTCACTCCAGTTACTGCTTGGTTAGGCGTTGGATATGCTGCAGGTGATACTATTGGATTAAACACGTCACCTGGATCTGGTTTTGTTTATAGTTTAACATCTGCAGGTGCAATTACAAATGTTACTATCACTAATAGTGGTGCAGATTATGCAGCAGGTGATGTAGTTACACCTGACATTAGTATTAGTTCTGTTAATGATTCTACTAATGGCATCTTACGTACAGTAGATTACTACATGAGTGTAGTTGATACTGGTGGTGGAACTTATGTATTTACAATTGCAGATGGTCCTACAGCAACTCCAGTCAATAATCCAACTCTTAATTTCTTAAGAAATACTGTATATAATTTCATCTTCCAAGATGGTGGTGACTATGGTTCATATCCTTTGCTGTTCTCTACGGATAGTGGCAATAATATTCCATATACGGCACTTAACAATTCCCTTCAAGATTCTTCTGGAATTCAATTAATATTTGATTCTCCAACAGTAACTGTTGAAGTTGCACAAGATTATCCAGCGGGAACGATGGATATTACACTTAAGGATGGAAGTAAAGTTACTGCTGGTGCAACATTTAATGGAGGAGGATTAACCGGAGAAGTTATTTCTGCAAAATCTGGAGAAATAATTTCAGTCACAACTCAAACAGGACTTGCATCTTCTGTTTCTGCTGGAGATACTTTTGTAGTCACTAATCCAACTACACTTTATTACTACAGTTCCAGTCAACCTGGAATGGGAAATACTGCTACTGTTGGATCAATTTATGGAACTGGTGGTGCGATTACTGTTAACACTCTCAATTCAGGTCAAACTACTGATGTCACTGGTTCAAATATTAGTACTGCAAGTATTGATGTTGCAGGTGCTTCTAATTTTGGAAATACCTCAATAACTGGCAATTTAAATGTTTCAAACAATGCCACTATATCAAATGTACTTACTGCAGGAACTCTGGTTGCAGATACGGTTGTAAATCAAGGTGCTTTAGAAACAACTGGTAATATTGTTCAATCTTGGGCAGACGATACGGATCCAGAAAATCCGATAACGATAACTAATTTTGCTGCTAAAGTTGATGATCCTGACTTTAAATATGTAACAGTTAATACTGATAGTTCTTATTATAACTTTGAAGTTGATGGTAAAACAAAAGTTAGTAATAGTACGTATCTTGCAACTCTTGCAGATGCTAAAGTTGGTATTGGTGTAGAACCTACTATAGACACAAATACAACTCCTGCAACTGTTGGAGAAATTGGTGAGAAAGTTGAAATTGAAGGTAATGTAAAAGTTACTGGTACTTATAAATCATCTGATGGTACAGTCACTGCTCCTGAATTTACATTCCAAAATGATGAACGTTTAGGTCTTTATTCATATAATGATGGCACTAATAATAATTTAGGAGTAACTTCATCTAATGGTAAAATTGTATCTCTTAATGGAGTAACTTCAACATTCCATAAAGATTTACAATTTGATTTTTCTGCTATTGATACATTTACTCTTACTACTGGATCTTATTATGAAACTGGTGTCACTAATGATGTTCTGTTTGAAGGAGGCACTGGAAATGGAGCAATTGGTAATGTAACAATTGCATTTGGAACTACTATCAGCGATCCTGGTGCAGGATATACTGATGCAGAATATACTGATGTTCCTCTCTCATACTTTGTTTCTCCTGGTGGAAACATAACAACTTTATCAAATCTTACAGGTGGTAGTAATTACGTAGATGGAACTTACACTGGAGTTTCTCTCTTTGGTGGTACTGGTATTGGAGCAACTGCTAATTTTACAGTTAGTGGTGGTTCTGTAACTAACGTTGTTGTAAATAGTGGCGGTTCTGGTTATTCAAATACAGATACCGGTCTTACTGTAGATACTGACAATATTGGTGGAAGTAGTTTAACTGCTGTCAACATAGTCAATGGTGGTAGTGGATATTATGATGGAAATTATACAGATCTTTCAATTGCTAATGTTTCATCTAATGGTAATAGTGGTACTGTAGATGTTACAGTTTCTGGTGGTATTGTAACTGCAATGTCAGTTAACAATGGTGGTGGTGGATATACTAATACTGACCAATTTACACTTGTTGGTTCTGTACTTACACCAACAAATGATTTAGTTGCTACAGTAGTAAACAGTGGTGCTAGTGATTATTCCTTTAGTGGTGATATTACTGGAAGTGATCCAACAATTACTATAACTGAAGGTGACACTCTCACTCTTACGATAAACGCTACTGGACACCCCTTCCGTATTGTTAGTCAACTAGGAGCAGGTGGAACATATGATCCTACCTATGATCTTGGTTCTGTAACTGGAAATGGAAGTGAAACTGGAGTTGTAGTATTTGATAGTTCAGCACTTGATGCTGGAGCAGGAACTTATTACTATGTTTGTGAGAATCATCCTACAGCGATGAATGGAACCATTGTAGTTAATGGTGCAACTACCGGTAGTGGACTTGCATTTGAAGCAAGTACAGTAACTACTGGTTCTGGATTTAGTATTGATGTTTCAGCAACAGGATCCGCAGGTGTTCAAGGAACAGGTGCTACTGCTTATGTTTTCGTTGAAGGTGGAGAAGTTACTCAATTCTATGTAACCAATCCAGGTGATGAGAATTATCAAACAGGACAAACCTTGTTTGTTGCCGATGCTGATATGCAGTATTTGGATCCTTTTGGTACTCCAACTCCTTCTGCAACACCAACAACTCAATTTAATGTAGGCGTCGGTAATCCTGGTGCTATTTCCTTTGTAGAATTAACTGATACTGGAAATGGTTATGAATTAAATGATGTTCTTACATTACCATCTACATTTAGACCTACTACTGTTGACTATGAAAATGGTTTAACTGTTGCTACTGGAAATTATGTTCTTGGTAGTAACAATATCATATATCTTGTTAGTGTAGGTGGTATTTTAGCAGATCCTGCACCATCACATACTACAGGTTCAGTTGCTAATGGCACTGCAACTTTAGATTTCTACAGTCCTGTTGGAATTGAATTTGGATTAAATGTAAGTACATTACTTACCGGTAATACAGTAACTGTTGAAACTTCTACAGGTAAAATTACTACACAAGAACTTGAAGTTACTCCCGGTAGTACTCTTCTCAATGAAGTTTTGGTTAGTGGAACTAGTATTTCTAGAAGTACACCAGGTAATTTAATTATAAACTCTGGTGCAAATGGATTTGTTGAGTTTGGTGGAACTGATGCTATAATTCTTCCTAGAGGAACTACAGCACAAAGACCCACAAATGAAGCAGGTGCTATTAGATTTAATACGGAAGAAGGTATTTTTGAAGGCAATAATGGTGGATCTTTCGTATCTCTTGGAGGTGTACGTGACGTTGACTTAGATACCTTCATCCGACCAGAAAGTGCTCCAGGTGAAGATGAAGATATTTTAGAATTTTTTGCAGCAGGCGTTGTCGTCCAAAAAATGGGCGAAACTTTCCTTGAGACAAATAATGTTTCTCAACATAGAATTACAGATTTAAAAAATGTAAATCTTTGGGTTGAAGGAACTGCTGTTATCTCACCTACAGATCCTGTATCTTTTGATGCATCTACCGCAATTGTTGATAGTGATGATTCTATTGCCTTCACTGCACATAATTTTGTCAATGCTGAAGAAGTTACTTACAGTAATGGTGGTAATGCAGATCTCTCAAATTTAGTAGACGGTTCTAGTTACTATGTTTATGTTGCAGATGCTGATAACATTAAATTAGCAACATCTGTTGCTAATATTGGAACTAATACATATATTGATTTAACTGCTACAGCATCAACTGAAACTCATTCATTGACTAGAGTTGCTCCTGTAGATCTTTTATACTATTACGGTGATAATGTATACTCTGTAACCGCAACTGGTACGTTTGATGCTAACGCTGCAAACTTCCCATCTCATACTACAGGTGCTGTTGCTAATGGAACTGCAACACTGACTTGGACGAGAACCATTTATGGAGATCTTACAGTTAGTGGTAAAATTTATAGTTATGATGTAGAAGAATTTAAGATTAATGGTTCTCTATCAATAATTGCAGACAATACAACTGCTGGTATTATTGCAATTAATACTAACTTAGACACTCAGTTTAGATTATCTGGGGTTGATGAAACCTTTATCAGAAATGATAATACAGGTAAATTCAAAGTAAATACTTCTTTTGGTTCTCAAACAGAAACTTATGTAAATGTTTTTGAATATGATCTTAAGAAATTTACTCTTGCAGATACTAGAATTAATTCTAATGAAGGAACAATTGATACTTCAGTTGGTAACTCTTTGAATTTAACACTTATGGAGTATGATTCCATCAATTCTAACTTCCCTGCAAAATCAGGTAAGGTAATGTTTGAAATTTATGATGATGCAGCAACCCCAAGACGCCAGTATTCTGAGGTTTCTTACTTACTACGTTCTGACGGAAGTGACGTTTTCTATACGGAAAGTAATAAGATATATACTGATGACCTCCTCGCTGATGTATCTGTGGATATTGATGCTCAAAACAATGTTGTTGCTAACATTGTAGATGTTACTGGGTCATCTACAGTAGTTTATAATATCAAAGTAGTTGCTCAATCCATTTTAACTTAATCACATGGCAAAAGTTCTAAGATCACTCCAATCTGAAGGTGGATTTTCCATTGCAGAATCTACTATTATTGACCCTCAGAGAAATATTATTGATGTTCATACTATAAAAGTTTTAAACAATGCCAACGATAAAACTTTTAAAAAAGAATTTATCTCACATTCAACATTAACAGATGCAAATCCATCATCTGTATTAGATCCTGGTCATTCAGTCGAATCTGATAGAATTATTTTTATGACTGGATTTTTATTAGGAACCTGGGAAGGATATCCTATTGTTGATTTCACTGCTAATGCAAACTCTACTAATGTAAGTTGTAGTTTATCTAATCATGGATTAGTGGATGGAGATACTATTTCAATAGTTTTTGATAATGTTTCGTATACAGCATTTGATACATCATATACAGTAACAGTAACAGATGATGATAATTTTACAATCACTACTGCATCTCCTTTAGATGCAAATAATCCAGTTCTTAGTGAAATTTTTGAAATTGAAACCTTAAATAGTAATGATATTGGTAATTGGGAATATGCTGTAAAAATTGAAAGTGCTGTTTTGAGCGATGATACTCAAACTTTAACAACAGCAGCACACTCAGTTACAATCGTGAAAGATAATGTTCCACCTGGACAAGTATGGTCAGTTTCACCAACTGTCAATAATGTCACCAAAGAATTGAGTTTTCTTTCCTCAGTTTCAACAAATGGAACATTAGAAAAAAGAGGTGGTGGTATTAGATGGTGTGCAAAAGTAGAGATTGTGTATACTGAAAGAAGTTATTAAAGAAAAAAGATAAATAAACTTATAAAGGGAACTGCAAAAGCAAATGGCTTTAGAATTTAATGCTGATAAGCAAATTATCAAATCTGATCAACTACAGATTAATAATGAAACTAGTGTAAGATTTGATGTTGGCGGTGCTGCAAATAAAAAAACAGCAATATTTGGCACCTTGTCTACAGACATTGAGAAACTAGTTCGTGTTGGTATTAACACTAAAGAACCTCAATTTGAACTTGATGTTAATGGTCAAATTAGAACGACCACTTCTATCATTTCAGATACTGCTCGTATCAATAACTTGGATATTGATACGATTGTTAATCCATCGTTAAATCTTAAAGCTCCTATATTAAATACTTTTACTGATCCAGATACTGGTGAAGTTCTTTTCCCTCGTTCAGTAACCCCAGCATTTAACGACGATACCAATAAGATTGCTACAACAAATTTTGTATATAATATTGCAACCAACGACGTTGGTGGTCGTATTTACGTCTCTGAGCAAATTGGTAACGATACTTTTGATGGTCGATCTGCAACCAAACCTGTTAGAAGTATTAAAAGAGCAACTCAATTAGCAGCAGAAACTGATGCAAAAGAAACTCTGATTGTTGCTGGTGGAGAATATTTAGAAGATAATCCAATCGCTTTGCCAGATCAGTGTTCTGTTGTTGGTGATAATATCCGTCTGTGTATTATCAGACCCCAGAATCCTGGGAAACATATGTTCAAGGCAGCGGACTCGAACTATGTTACAGGTATCACATTCCGCGATAATATAAACGTTGAAGGAAATCCAGCATTTACTTGGGGATATGCATATGTATTTGATGATAAGCAAAGATTCTATTACCCTAAAACTCTTGGCGGTCAATATGGTAGAACGTTTGAATTAGGACATAAAATTGCTGCTCCTGAGGAATGGAAACTTACATTTAATGCTAATGATGGAAATCTTGAATTAGTAGTTGGTTTAACAGTAACTAACGCTACTACTTTAGGTACAGGTGTAATTACTGATGTAGTATTTGATGACAATACAGATCAATCTGGTTATATTATCATCAATGAAATTACTGGTGAAATTAACTCTGTTGGTGCAGTTTATAATTACACTGCTAATAGTATTACTTACAATGTTAATGTAACTGAAGGTGAGCAATTAACACCTGATGGTCAGGTTGTCAAGCACGTAACTAGTCATACTACATATGGTCTTAAGTCAGTTAAATATGATCCAGTAAATTATCCTCAAGGATTAATTTTTGAAATTGTAGAACCATTTTATCATGAATATGAGGTAGGTCAATATGTAGAGATTTCCAACTTACCAACAAATGGTACATTTGGTGATCTTGGACGTTACAATGGAAGACAATATGTTTCACATAGAATTGAAACTGCTGATGGATTTAGTACAAAATTTGTAGTATTTAAAGATACTCCTACAGATCTTGCTGCGTTAGGTGCAGTCAATGGAGAATATAGCGTAACTGCTTTTGGTTCAACTGTAGTTTCTGATGATCATTATGTAATATTCTCTCTTGATAACTCTCCAGTCAAGTTTGATGAATCTAATAAGAGTCCAAACAGATATCTTGATGCTGTTGATCTGATTGGTAGAAATAAAACAGGTATTACTGAAGAAGCACTTAGAAGAGCAAAAGAAGAATATCCTGCTCTTGTAGTACCAGATGAAACTCAGTGTAAAACTGATATGGGTCATATTGTTGATGCAATCAACTATGACTTGACTTGGGGCGGTAATGCAGCAACTAAAGAAGCAGCTGATTACTATTATGATGCTGGTGCATTAACCCATGTCCAAGATCAACTTAAAGAAACTACTTACGCTTTTGAAGAGGCAAGAGACCTGTCAATTCAGGCAATGCGTAATCAGTTGAATCATGTAAGTACAAGTTCAACTGCTGCAGTTACTAGACCAGCTGGTTATACTGGTCAATATAGATCTGTCATTTGGGATAACGAAAGGTTTATTGCTGTAGGTGATGATGGTGCAATCCATACTTCTACAAACGGAACTACTTGGACAGCACAAACCACTGGTACAACAGAAGATCTCAATGATATTAGATGGAATAAGTGGGCAGTTGGTGAAAGAGGTGTCCCAGAATATGTCGTTGTTGGTGCCGCTGGAACTATTCTTTGGTCAAATAATGCAGAAACTTGGTATAGTATAACCTCTGGAACTTCAAGGGATTTAAAGGCAATTGCATATAACGGAACAACATATGTTGCTGTCGGTACATTAGGAACTGTTGTATATTCAAATAATGTCACATCATGGAATACTGGAACTACAGGAACAACTCGCCCTCTTTATGATCTAATTTATAATGACGATTGCGACAAGTTTGTTGCTGTCGGTGGTGGTGGTAAAATTATTATCTCTTCTGATGGTAATACTTGGACCGCACAAGAAAGTGGTACAAGTAGCGAACTTAGTGCCATTTCTTGGTCAGAAGGCAGAATGGTTGTTGCTGGTGAAACTTCCACACTTCTCGTCAGTGACGACAATGGATTGACTTGGGAAACCAATACTGTCAATAGTAATGGACCAGATAATAATCAGGGTGATCGTTTTGCAGATGCTGCAGATCTTATTCTGCAAAACAAAGCAATCATCGCTGAGATTGCAGTCAATAAGATGGATGTATTGAATCCATCATTTACAATTCCAACTGGCAATCAAGCATGTAAAGATGATGTTCTTGATTTCCTTGAGTCCATGGTTATTAACCTGGAATTTGGTGGAAATGATGAAGTATATGATGCTGCTAATTTATATGTAACAGGAAGTCATCTTCTAGGTGAAGAAGATAGATCAGTAGAAGTATTTGGATATGTAGAAACTCTTGCTATTCAGGCAATGAGAAATGAAGCATTTGATTCAAATGATGTTACAAATTATGCTTCGGGTCTTACACAATATACTGATAATACGATTACCACAGATACTGGTAATCCACTTTGTGCCAATGTTGCAAGTGCGATCACTACGTTTGTTGGAATCTTAACTACTGCTATTGGAACCACTGCTACTCCAGGTAATCTGAGTAGTGTAACAAGATCACCTGCTGCAGATGAAGGAATTACTGGTCAGGCAAACAGATATTGGGATGCATCAGATCTCATCCTTGCGAATAAGAAACTGATTGCTGCACAAGCAGTTTATCAGTATACTGATGCAAATTCATTTACAGTTCCAACAGGTAATCAGAACTGTGTAGATGACGTTGTAGATATTCTTGAAGCAATTGCACATGACTTACGTCATGGTGGTAACGCTAAAACTTATGACGCTGCTAATTATTATACTGGAACATCTCATGTAGATGGTGAAGAAGCAGAAACTGTTGCAATCATTGATATTGCAAGAGATCTAGCAATTACTGCAATGCGTAATACTTCAGTTACGCTTTCTTACTTAACTGATAGTGCTTATCTTGCAGGATTAGAAGATCAATTTAAACTTAATATTGTTCAGTTTACAAAATCAGATATTACTATTGATAGTAGTGATGAAACTCAAAGATGTTCTAATGTTGCATCTGCAATTACTACATTAACATCTATTGTCACTACTGCTGTTACTAATGACAATCTTAGTCATGCTACTAAATCACTTCCAAGCACTGCACGGGGAAGTGATGATTACACAGGATTAATCCATGATGGTAATAAGTTCTGGGTATTGTCTGGAGTTGCTAGTACAAGTTTTGTTCATAGTTCTAGTGATAGAGGAAGAACCTGGAACGAAGAATATACTGTCAGTTCCGTCCCAGCATTCAATGCACTTGCATTTAGTTATGATGTTGCTGTTGCTCTTGGTGCAAATGGACAAGACATTGTATTTGATGGTGTTAGTAGTGAATTTGATTCTTCTCTTAATATCACTCCATATCAAGATACAACAATTTCTATTACATATGATTCCAACAGATCATTTGCTTGCGATAATGTATCATCATCTATCTTTACTTTATGGTCAATTGTTATTGATAGGATTAACGGACTTGCAGTCCCAGCAACTGAAAATGCAACTTCTGTTTTTGCTGATAGTAATAACAAGTTCTTCAACGTAGGTCACGCATGGGATGATCTTCCTATTATTGAAGTTTCTCCATATATCTTTAATGCTTCTGTAATTTCATTCCTTGGTGGTAATGGTTGTGAAATTAATGGTGCTAAAGTTGCAACACCAAACGTAAAACGACCTGGACTACCTCCACAAGGTAAATCGATGGTTGCTGCAGCATTCACGATTATTTCGTTTGGTGGTACAGGATATAACGTATTTAATGATGGTTATACTCAACTGGTTTCAGTATTCTGTATCTTCACACAAGATGGTGCAATAGTTGAAAGTGGGGGATATGCATCTCTAACCAACTCTGCATCTAACTTTGGTACGTTTGCACTTAGAGCAAGTGGTGTTAGAGATGAAGCATATAGTTTCCATAAAGGTATTATTGACAATATTACCTTTAGTGATATTGGTGTACCAATTATTACCACTACTGGATTAGGAGAAGCTCCACTTGAGCACTTTATTATTTCACCTGGTGGATTTGAACTTGCACCACAACCCGGACAAAATCCAAAGTACTTTATTGAAGAAACAGTATCTGCAACTCCAACTGCTCCAGTTACTGCAGAGACAAGAGCGAACAAAGCAATGTCTGTCAGAGGTAACTACAATCGTTACACTGACGCATCTATACTTCTTGAAAACAATGCTCGTTACATTGCAGAAGAATCATATTTCTCAACTGCTGCAACATCAAGTAATACATTTGATCAAGATAGGAACAAATGTATTCGTGACGTAGAAGAAATTGTCAAGGCATGGGCACAGGATATTAAATTTGACGCAAATGATTCTACCTGGGATGCTGCTAAACTCTATACTGATGGAACTTCAATCCAACATGTTTCTGGATATGAAGCAGCAACTAAGGAAGTTATTGATTTTGCAACTGGTCTTGCTAAAAAGGCAATTAACAACTTGCTGCAAATTAAAGGATCTACAGCACAAACTTCAGATTATCATGTTGCATCATGGACTGATGAAATTCCATATGTAGATACAACTGTCATTCATGATGTTTCAAGTGCTCCTGATTATGTAAGTGCTGACTGTACTAATGTACAAAATGCAATTCAAACACTTAGTGATCTTTTTGATGAGATTATTGATAATCCATCTGTTACAACTCCACTGCCTTCAACTGCAGAAAGAACTGATGGTTTCTTCACTATCAATGAATTTAATAAGGATAAACTTCAGAATCACGAGATTGATTTTGTTAGACCTTCTATTTGTAACTCTTCTTCACATACCTGGGAATTTGCAGGTTCAGGAAATGACTATAATGCCCTTCCACAGAATGGCGGTACAAGAGGATCTGCACTTACCGCTGATTTTGAACAGGTATCCCAGTTAAATGGTCGTGTATATGCATCAGGTACTGATGAACTTGGCGACTTTAAGATTGGTTATTTTGCTAACGTTGAAAACAGAACTGGTAATATCACCTTTGGTGGTACGGTTGAAATTTCTGAAGTTAGTTTCCTGAAAATTGCAGGTGGTAACGTTACGATTGAAGGTTTTGGACCTGAAGTTAACCTTAATGCACTTGAACTTGGTGGTGTTGCCCCTGGTCCTTCTGATGGTATTCTACCAACGCAAAGAGCAGTATATCAATACATCAATAACCAGTTAGGTATTTACATTGGTCGTACTTATTCAACCACACCAACGCCAAGTGCTCTGGTTCAGTTAGATAACTCAGGTCGTATTAATATTGACCAACTCCCTGCACTAAGACCATTTAATATCTTTACCGTTGTTGATGAAGCAGCACGTCTTGCGTTTGAAGGACCACTTGCAGGTGACATTGTTATCCAAACAGCAACTGCTACATTTAACTTTGCTTCTGGTGATATTGATACTAGCACCGATGAATTTACAGTTACTGGTCATGGACTCAATACCTCTGACGCAGTTGTTTATACTGAAGGGACCGGTGTTGTAACTGCACCATCTCCACTGGTAGACGCTCAAACATATTATGCAATTGTTGTTGATGTTGACACAATTAAATTAGCAAGTTCAATTACGAACGCATCAACTAACACACCAATTGACATTACAACTGCTGGAAATGGAGACCATATTTTTGAAACTCAAGGAACGCCAATTTCCTTCATTTTGAATAATGACCTTGAGAGTCAAATTCTTGAATTTGTTCCAGATGCTCTCCAAACATTTACCAATGGAGATATTACTCTTGCAACACCTGGTGGTGGTCAAGGTCAAGTAACTAATTTCTTAGAAGGTACAATTAAGCAAGTAGTTGTTAATTCTGGTGGTTCTGGATACGCCCAAGGTGATACGGTTACATTCACCGCTCCAAGTGGAGGTGTTGCCGCAACAGGCACAATAAATGTAAATGGTGGTGTTATTACATCAATATCATTAAACTCTGGTGGTAGTAAATATTTTAGTGTCCCATCAACTGCAAGCGGTGATATTACTATTACTACTAGTACTGGTGTTGGCGCTTCTCTTACTTCAATCATCAGATCTAGATTAAGTATTAATATTATTAATAATATTAAAACAACTACATCAGATACTATTGATGATTTTGCAACACCAACTACAAATACCATTACTCTAGCAAATGTAATTAATACTTCCGGTTCTAATTTAGATAACTGGATTCAGTTAACGTCATCTACTATTGATGCCTCATTTATTACTTCTGGTATTATTAATCCAACTCGTCTTGCTGCTGTTACAGCACAGAATCCTGCAAGTTCTTTGACTTATCTTAGAGGCGACTCTTTGTTTGTTCCAGCAGTTGCATCACTTAAAGTTGGTGATGAATCTCCTGTTGTTCTTGGTGGTAACAATAGTGCAAGCACCTACATCAAGTCCATTCAAATGGAAGATGCTGGTGAAGGTTATACAACAGGAACATATACAGATACTAATCTGCTAGGTGGTAATGGTCAAAACTTAAAAGGAACACTTAAAGTTTCTAATGGTGTTGTTAGATCTATAACAATTACCAATCCTGGCACTGGTTATGTAGATCAACCAGACGTAACATTTAAGGATAATTGGACAGATCCACAAAATCCAACAGTAATTACTGGAATTATTGCAAATGCATATATTAGTGGCGGAATAGTATCCCAGATTAATATTGTTGATGGTGGCAGTGGACTAGCATCTAATGTTCCTTTAGTTGAAATTACTGGTGGTGGTGGTGTTGATGCTGCTGCAACTGCAACTGTTTCTGATGGTGGTATTCAATATATTCAACTTACTGATGGTGGTGTCAATTATACCCCTACTACTGGAAATACCTTCTTTACAATTACTCCAAATCCAGCAATTATTGGTACTTCACCTACAAATGCTGCTACGCTAGAAGCATTTTTTGCAACAACACCAAAACTCTTTAATGATATTACTATTGATGTCAATAGAGTAAATGGTAATACTCCAAACGCTAACAATTATAGTACTATTGGTGTTGCTAAATTTAGAAAATCAGACACTGGTACTGGAGTAAGAACTGGACAATTTATTTTTGGTGCTGACGGTGCTATTGATATTGATCAAGGTCAAGGTTCTGGTTTTGATGCTGACCTTCTCGACAATCAGGATTCTAACTTCTATGTTGAGTGTGATAATTTTGTACCAGGTAGTTCACCAACACCTGGTCTTCCTTCAAACTGTCTGATTGGTACTTATGGTATTGATATTGATGGTACAGCTAACTTTGCAGAAGTTAGCACTGCAAAAGATGCTAGATCATCTACCTTCCAACCATCTAACTACTTAGGCGGCGGACATTTACAGTGGAAGAACAATGCAAGCAATCCTGGTTATGCAAATACCTGGGAGTATCTTCAAGATGGTGGACAATATCATAGCGTTCTTACTTTTAGAAGGGGCGGAACTGGAAGTACTTTCTCTGAAGGTGCAACATCACAACTAGGTCTTACTGATAATAATAATTTATATATTAGAAATAGTGGTGCAAACCAAGTAAATGCTCTCACAATTACTACTGCTGGTAGTGGTTATGTTGATGGGGTTTATGTAGATGTACCTCTTGGTGGTGGTGATGGATTTGGATTAACAGCGGATCTCACTGTTGCTAATGGTTCCTTCACTCAAGTAGAAATTAAAAATAAAGGTTTTAATTATAACTCAGATGGTAGTGCAGGTGCAGATTTTGCTGTTATTCTGCCCTTCTCATTCTTTGGAACCCAGAATACAAGACAAATTACAACTCCAGCAGTAATCACTGCAACTCTCCCAGTATACCAAAATAATGCTGGTCAAAATACTTGGTCCTCTTGGCAAAAGATTTGGCATAGTGGTAATGATGGTAAAAATTCAGGTCTAGATGCAGATCTGATGAATGGTAATAATCTTCGTTGGATGCAGAAAGCACTTAACCTTTCTGAAGTCGAAACATTGATGAATAGTAAAATGCCACGTCAAATGGCAGATCATTCATTCAATGAAGAGATTAGAATTACTGCACCAGATCCTCAGTATCTGATTAATGCTGGTGACGTATTTGATGTCTATGTTGAAGGTTATAATTTAACTCAAGAACAAATTGAATCTATTGATTCCCAAACTATTGGTGCTCTTGGTGTTGGTACTCAGTTAAACCTGTATACTGCTAATGATATTGCAGAAGGTACTGCAACCCTAATTAATAGAAAGATTAATCTTGATCCTTCTAATAGAGAAACTGGTTTACAATATGTTGAGCAAAACTACGAGTGGGTTGCAAATGCAACTTTCCAAAAAAATGATCGTATTGTATATGGTCATAATGTTTATATTGTTAGCAATGTCTCTAGTGGTGGATATACTTCTGGTACAGTTGCTCCAATTCATGGAAGCGGCACTGTATCAGCAACAGGTGGTACTGCACAATTCCAATTTGAAAGAAAAGTCAGTAATCCATATACAATTATTACCGTTGAAATTACTTCAGGTAACCTAACTTCTTCTATCAAGAAGATTGGTATTCTTGATGCTCCTGCAGAACTTTATCCTGTAACTGACTTCGCACAATCTTCAGATGAAACTTACTCTTTAAGTAAGGCAAGATTAGGATTTAATGCTGGTGGTGATCCATTCTTAGAACTTGGTAATAACACTCAAACAACTGCTCCAAAAATTGAATTTAAATCATCAGGTAATGGTGTATATGATGCTAAGATAAGCATCACTGGTGGTTCCTCAACAGCAGGAACTGGCGACATGGACTTTGATGTTAACAGTGCTTCTGTTAACGGTAATATTATTTGGCACGCAGGTAACCTTGGCGTTTCTACTGGTATTGGTGCTAGTAATGTATATGATACAAACTCTAATGGTGATGCGGTATTACGTAGTTCAGATGGTGATTTTGCATCTAGATTCATCTATGCAACAGGTATTCCTGGTGGTGATGAGGTAGGTTTCAAAGGAACTGCAAGCGGCAACCTTGCACTGTCTGGCGGAACCATGACAGGTAACATCACATTCAACCAAGATGAAGGTGGTATCGTATTCTCAAGAAACTCTGATGGTGCTTCGGTTCTCTTCTACAATGATAGTGATGGTGACACAAACTCTAGATTAGAGTTCAACATTAATGATAATGGTAATGAGTTCTTCCGTTGGACTGGAACTCAAGGTGGAACTACTAGAGAGTTTATGAGGTTGACTCCTGCAACTTCTGACTATAATGGTAGATTAAGTATTCGTGGTATCACTACAATTGAATCAAATCACCAAGCTGGTGATCCATATGCTCAGTTAATTGTTAAAGGTAGAGGAACTGGTTCTACTTCTTACACTGGCATTCTTTTAGATAACCCAGCAGGTACGCAATCTCATATTAGATTTGCAGAAAATGGAGTACTAAAAGCACAGTGGAGATGGCAAGAGGGAACAACAGTAGATAATAAACTGAAGTTCTACTCTTGGATAACTAACACTGACTTCTTCACTCTTGATGCTGCTAATGGAAATGTTGGAATCAACACAACTACACCAGATACTGATTATAAACTTGATGTCAATGGAGCACTTGCTGCAACTAGCAAGTCGTTCGTAATTGACCACCCAACCAAGGAAGGTTATAAGTTACGTTATGGTTCTCTTGAAGGTCCTGAGCATGGTGTATATGTTCGCGGTAAGGCAAATGATGTTATCGAACTTCCAGATTACTGGGTTGCATTGGTTGAGGAAGATAGTATTACTGTCCAACTTACTCCAATCGGTAATCATAACTCCTGGATAGAAAAGATTGAAGACAATCGTGTCTATATAGGAGGTGGGGACTGCTTCTACTTTGTACAGGCAGAACGCAAAGATGTAGACAAAATTGTAGTAGAATACCCAACTAAGTGAGGAACTAACTATGGAAAGACGTTTTAAATTTACTGGTCCAGATGGACAAATTGATTATGATATGGTTGAAACTGATGGCATGGAAGAAGAAATCCATGCCGAAAATATTAGAACACATCAAGCACACCCAGATCATTCAGATGTCTGGGTTGAAGGTGAAGATGGAGAGTGGGAATTAATTCCACCATTGACAGATCATAATTTTGATCAAGACACTGATGAAGAGGTAGAAGAATAAATGGGAACATTTGTAGGATCAAAAATAGTAAAAAGTGGAAGCCTGATATCTTTAATAGATGCAGCAAATCCAAAACACGCTACTAGCGGAAACATTAATGATCTAATTTCAAATAATGATACTTTTGATTGGGCAAGACAAGGCACGGTATCTAATACTGTCCAAGATGGTGTTGCCTGTTGGAATATGGATACTAGTTATTTACAAACAACTACTAGAAGAACATTAGCGCAAAATTATGTTTGCTTCTATCTTTGGAAACCGAGAGTTACTAATAGTGGATGGAGAACTGTTCACCGTGGAAATAGCGATCACTGGGGTATTATTCAAAGTGGTGGCATTTCTCTTGGAATGTATTCCAATAGAAGTGGAGGATTTAGAGATAGTGGATATGATATTACTGCAAACGTGTGGCAAACTTGGATTATTGTAGGAACAGGAACTTCTTCAACTAGTAATACTGGAACTTCTAGACATTATGTAAATGGTGTAGATGTTGGGACTAGTGATAGAGTTGCTTCTGGAACTAATACTTACCGTATAGGATATAGTGGTCAAGGACCTGGCAAAATTGCAGTTGCTGGAGTATTAAATGATACTACATTTACAGCAGAAGATGCAAAGAATTTACATTATAATTTGTTTCTTAGAGTATAATGTCATTAAAAATAGGAAGACAAGATATAGGATTATTTGACAATGGTTCCTTTGAAAGTGGAACTGTTGAAAATTTTACTGGTGCTGGAGGGTACATCTCAACAGATGATCCTAAAAGAGGAAAATATCATTGGGAATCAAAATCTAGATCTAGTGCTAATTTTAGTCAATATGTACCAGTTGATGTTGCTAAAAAATATTTGATGTCAATTTCATCTAAAACACTTGAAAAAAGTACTAGTGGTTTATTAGGAAGACATTACATTGGATATACATGTTATGATGAATCTAAACAATTTATCAGATTAGAACATAATGGTGGTGTAGGGAACACTACATTGTCTAGGGATTTAAATCCTGGTGATGCATACATGTATTTTACAAGTTCATCTGGATGGTATACTGGAGCAGATGTAACAAATCAGAGAAATTATTTTAGAAACATTGGATTATATCCACCTTCACATCCTTTGTATAGTGCTCCTCATCAATATACTAGAGTTGGAACTAGAGGTGGTGCAGTAGGTAATTCCAGAATTGAATATAGATCTATGGTTCAAACTTCACAAGGTGATTGGGAGGTTCAACTGTGCAATGCTAATGATGCTCCAGTTAATTGGACGTACAATGAACCCTATGCAACTCCTGCAGGAACTCCTGTTCATAAAGGAACTGCAGGTGGTACATATAATTATGCATTTGGTAGAAGGCAATACACTGATGCTAATTGGACAACTTATCAATTAACTGTAGAAGGACCAGAAAGAAGAAACAGTAGTAGATATTTTAGATATGGTACAAAATATATTAGATTTATGGTTCTTTGGAATTATGGATTAGCATCTGGAGGTGGATCTATGCCATATCCAAGATGTGCATTAGATGATATTATTTTTCTTGAGCAAGACGCAAATAGAAATTATAACTTTGTTTACTAATAAATACTTTTAGGAAAAAGACGCTCTAAGATGGCAAATTCAGATAAAAATATTTTAATAACTCCGAATAGGAATCAAGGATCTGAGCCTGAAATCTCTTTTGCTGGATTTGACAATCAACCTATTGCTCTAAGAGTTCTTGATAATAATACATTATCTTTTCAATCATCAGATAATCAAATATTTGCATTAGATAATAATTTAACTGATGGTGATATATTTAATGTTTCTGATGTTTCAGGTATCCCTGGCATTAGTTTAAATGCTGATGGTATTGTTCAGTTAGCACCTTTCAGTGGTAAAGTTGCTGTTGGATTACCAGCACCTAAAGCAGTATTAGAAGTTGCAGGTAAAGACGAAGCACCAGGTAGTGCTGCCAATACAGATAGTCCTGAACCAACATTTAGAGTCACTAGATATGATGGCGGTGATGCAAGATATTGTGTTGACTTTGGTACTTATCAAGGTGGTGGATATTCTTGGATAAGAGCAACTACTAGAAACAACTTACAGGCAGCACATAACCTTGCACTGCAACCAACTAATACTACAACTGCATCAGTATCAATTGGTCAAGCAACCGCAGATTCTAATACTAGATTGCACGTAAAAACTTACGGCAATGGTGCTGGTGCAATTACTGCTAAGTTTGATAGTGGTACTGAGTTTGATGCTTCCTCTTCTATTATGATTAGAAATAGATGTAGTTCTTACGGAAGAACTCGTATCTACATGTATGGAAGAACTCAACAAAATAACTCTTCCTTCTCTAATCCAAGAAATGAAATTCTTTGGTATAGAAGTTATTCAGGAACCGCTGGCAGTCCAGGTTCGGATACCTTTGCATTTAGAGATGGTCATGAATTAACTAATAATGTTAGATTTATTGGCAACTCTAGTAATAGAGTTAACTTTGCTATTAACCAGAGTAATAAAGTTTATATTGGTGAGGTTAACAACACCCTTCCAAACTTCACCAATGGTGGAATAAATTGGGGTGGTATTGACGGATCATATCAATCAAGATCTAAACTACTTGTTCTTAGAGGACATTTTGTTGATGGTCTGTGGGCACCAGGAGTCCTGACAAATTTCTGTACATCTAGAAGTTGGGTTACAGGCAATAATAGTACAACAGGTCATTATGAAGGAAACTTTGGACGTAATGGTACTGCTAATGAACAGTCAAGACAATGGTTTGACACTCCAGGACATGGTAGAGGTATTGTTTGGAGATGTCTGAATAATGACTCTAGTTCCAACTCTGACGGTGGTTGGAACAAATACATGTATGGTGTTAACCCAGAGAAAGCATACAGGTCTATTGTTTGGGTCAGAAGAAATAGTAGTGTTACTAGTGGTACATTCTATCATGGTTGTGATAACGGTACTACATCATACTTAAGTGGTACCAATGCAAACAACCCTTACTTCAACTGTTGGGGTATTGGAAACCTTGCTCAGGGTGTATGGTATCTGTCTGTTGGATACATTCATGCATATAGTGATAATTCTACTCAAACCTGGGGTGGTATCTATGATGCTAGAACTGGTAGAAAAACTAGAAATTATAGTTCTGCAAACGGTAACTGCAACTCTGAGTACAAGTGGAGAGGTACAGGAACTTATAGACAAAGACAGAGAGTTTATCTTTTCTATTCCACAAACTCTGGTGCTGATCTAGAATTCTGGGGTCCAAGATTTGAAGAAGTTAATGGTGAAGAACCATCAATTGGAGCACTTCTTGGCATCAATACAGTAAGACCTGAATACATGGAAGGTCTTCGTGTTGGTGGTATTAACAATGGTACTGCATGTTTCTCTAGAACCGCAAGAGAAGGTTCTGGACTTGGAGCTACTGACGCAGTTGGATATTTCCGAGACGCAGCTAATTCTGACTGGGGAATTAAAATTGATAAAGCAAATGCTAATTATGGTCTCAGAGTTGATGTCAGTTCTAATGCATCATATGCAATGACTGTTCGTGCCACCAATCAAAACAATTATAGATTTAGAGTACAAGGTAACGGTCAAATTAGATCAGACCAATCAACATCTATTGCAACAGGTGCTGACTATGCTGAAATGTTTGAGTGGCAGGATGGCAATCCAAATAAAGAAGATAGAGTTGGTCATACAGTATCTCTTGTTAATGATCAAATTAAATTTACAGAACCTGGAGAAACTCCTATTGGTGTAATTTCTGCTAATCCTGCAATTATTGGTGACACTAGAGATTTCTATTGGGCAGGTATGTATCAAACTGACCAATGGGGTAGACAGATTGAAGAACAAGTACCTGCATGGAGATGGAAAGAAGAAGGTGATGATAAACTTCATGAATATCGCAAGGATGAAGTTCCTGAAGATATTGTTGTACCAGAGAATGCAGAAAGCACTACTTTAGGATTCCAAGTTGTTAGTCCAAATTATGATGCAACTACAGAATATGTACCAAGAGATGAAAGAGCAGAGTGGGGATGTGTTGGACTTGTTGGCAAACTTAGAATCAAAAAAGGTCAAGTTATTGGAGACCGTTGGTTGAAAATGAAAGATATTAATGATGATGTTGAAGAGTGGTTGGTGAGATAACCGACTTGTATAGGTGATATAAATAGTATTGCCTATACTTAATTTTGAGTTAAACTCATGTCAATGAATATTGAACAAATGATTGAAAGCTTCAAAGAACAGCAAAAAGAAGTTGTTGAAGAAGTCCGTAATCTTGAAAATCAAATCAATTCTAAGAAAGAAGATTATTTTAAACTGCAAGGTGCTATTGAAGCATTGTCTATTCAGTTGAATCCTTCTGATGAAACAGGACCTGCCGATCAATCAGGTCAATCTGCAGGACAACCTCCTGGTATGGAGATGCCTGACAACCTCACAGATATTCCTGGAATTGATGTTATTCCAGCTACTCCTGAAGGATGAGTTTAAATTATATCAGAGAATACTCAATGAGTTCTACTGAAATATGTGACGAAATCATTGAGTTATTTGAAAAACATAATAGACAGGGAAATACTAGACCAGGAGAAATATCTAGAGGAGTAGATAAAAACACTAAAGATAGTATAGATTTAGTTCTAGGTGCTATCTTTAGTAAAGATCCATCTGCTGAATTACTTACATCTAGATATATGGAAGTTGTAAAAAAATGTGCCATGGAATATTGTGACCATTACAAACTTCCGATACGTGGTATCAATCCAGCCACAACTCCTCAAATACAACACTATAAACCAAAAGGTGGTTATAAAGAGTGGCACGCAGATGCTACCTTTACTGGGAATCAATCTAGATGTTTAGTATACATTACATATTTAAATACTGTTCCTGATGGAGGAACAATGTTTAGAGATTGGAAACATACTACTACTGCAGCAAAAGGCAATACAGTAATATTTCCAGCATTTTTTACTCATGTCCATAAAGGACAAATAAGTAAAAAACATAAGAAGTATATCATCACTGGATGGTTACATTATACGGATTAGTCCTCTGCTAAATAGTTAGAGGACTTTTTTTATGCGTATACATGGCGCAACCAACAAGTAAAGCAGAATTAAAGGAATATTGCCTGAGACGGTTAGGTAGACCTGTTCTAGAAATTAACGTTGATGATGATCAAATTGATGATTTGATTGATGATGCTATTCAATTATTTAATGAGCGTCATTATAATGGCACTGAAAAAGTGTTTTTAAAACATCAGTTTACTGCTGATGATGTAACACGTTTCACTACAAGTAATGAAACTCTTTCCATCGGAACTACTGATTGGGAAACGAGAAACAATTATATTCCTATCCCAGATCATATTACTGGAATCAGTAAAGTATTTGGAATTAAGGGAAGTAATATAAGAAGTAGTTTATTTGGATTAGAGTATCAACTATTTTTAAATGATCTTTATCAGTTTGGATCTGTTGATATTTTGAGTTACTATATGACTAAATCATATCTTGAAACACTAGATATGGTTTTAAATAATGGTAACTTTATTCCATTTAGATTTAATCAAAGACAAGATCGTCTTTACATTGATACTACAAGTAAATTTGTAAAGGAAGGTGCCTATGTTATTATTGATTGTTGGAGAGTATTAGATCCTACATCATATACTCAAGTATATAATGATCCATTTTTAAAAAGATATTGCACTTCTTTAATTAAAAAACAATGGGGACAGAACCTAATTAAATTTCAAGGGGCACAACTTCCGGGTGGTATTACATTAAACGGTAGGCAAATTTATGATGATGCTGTAATAGAACTCAAAGAAATTGAAGCAGAAATTGCCTCTAGATATGAAATTCCACCGTTAGATATGATCGGATAAAATGGCAAAGAATACTTATTTCACTCACGGAACAAGAGAGGAGCAAATGCTCCAACAATCCCTTGTGGATGAGTTTATTAATATGTTTGGAATTAGTACCAGTTACATTCCAAGAAAATTAATTCGCAAAGATACAATTTTAAATGAAGAAATTATTTCTGAATTTGAAGAGGCATTTACATTAGAAGCATACCTTGAAAACTTTGAAGGATTTCAAGGTTCCGGTGATATCTTGACTAAGTTTGGAATTAGATCTACCGATGAAATTAGTTTAGTAATATCAAGACATCAGTTTGAGGATTTTGTTTCTCTTCCTATGCAGTTAGTGAATAATGTTCCTTTACCTCAAAGACCTGCAGAGGGAGATTTAATTTATTTCCCATTGTCTGATAATATATTTGAAGTTAAATTTGTAGAGCATGAAGCACCATTCTATCAATTTGGAAAATTATATACATACAAATTAAAATGTGAATTGTTTGAATATTCAAACGAGGTTACAGGTGATGGTATCTTTGATACACAAAAAGACGAAGGATTTATTGTCAAGTATTTTTATGAGCAAGCATCTCTTAGCGGAAGTCCTGAAGTTGGCGAACTAGTAACAGGTTCTCAAACTGGTCTAACTGCATATATTAATTCTTGGAATCCTAAGGAAAGATATGTCGAACTAAGAGCACCTACTGGTAGTTCTGATCATGGAGAATTTAAAGTTGGAGAGAACCTTGTTGGCAGCAACAGTGGTTTTTCTATAAATATTTCTAACTTTGATGAACTTGATATGAAAGATAGCTTTGCTGATAACATTGAATTTGAAAAATTTGGTGACGGCATTTTGGACTTTACGGAAATCAACCCCTTTGGAGAATTTGGAAATAGGTAATTATGTTAGGAACTTATAATTATAATCAAGTCATTAGAAAATGTGTCATTGGATTTGGCACACTTTTTAATAACTTAGAGATTCGTAAATTTAATGAAGATGGATCAGTATATCAAAGGATGAAAGTTCCTTTGGCATATGGTCCTAGTCAAAAATTTATTGCTCGTATTACTGAGCAACCTGAACTTGGACGCCCAAATGCGATCACTCTACCCAGGATGTCATTTGAAATGACAGGTATGAGTTATGATCCATCAAGGAAACAGAGTCCAACACAGTACTGTCTTACTAATGAGAATAGTGAGGGACTCAAGAAAACATATATTCCTGTTCCTTACAATTTAGAATTTGAATTAAATATTCTCAGTAAAACACAGGATGATTGTTTGCAAATTGTAGAACAAATTATACCATTCTTTCAACCGTCTTTTAACCTGTCTATTAGATTAGTAGAAGAGGCAAATATCATTAAAGACATTCCTATTGTAATGAATAGTATTAGTTTTAATGATGACTATGAAGGAAATTTTGATACAAGAAGAGCATTAATTTATACTGTTAGATTTACAGTTAAAACTTATGTCTATGGTCCTACTACAGATACAGGTTTGATTAAGAAAGCAATCACTAAAGAGTATTCTTCTACAGATGTAACCTCACCTGGTAGGTATAGAGAATATTCAGTAACACCTAAAGCACTTGAAGATAAGAATAACGATAACGTCGTTAATGCTATTGATGATGCTTTACTTCTTTCTGGTGATGATTTTGGATTCAACGAAACTACCTCTTACTTTGAAGACCTATGAGTGTAAATTATGATGGCATTGAAAGTGCTCTAGATGTGCAGGCAGAAGTTGTTCCTGCATCACAACCAAAACCAAAGAAAAAACCTGAGCGTGCTATTGACATTGATCATGATGTAAAAAAAGATTACGACTATACTAGGGGTCAACTATACGATGTCATCGAGAAGGGTCAGGAGGCGCTCTCAGGCATCTTAGACGTGGCAAATAACACCGACCACCCTAGAGCATATGAAGTTGCTGGACAGTTAGTTAAGAGTGTTTCAGACGCTGCTGAGAAATTAATTGAACTTCAAAAGAAAATGCAGGATCTTGAAGAAGGTCCAAAGTCCAAACAAAAAATAACTAACAACAATGCTTTGTTTGTTGGATCAACTGCAGAGTTATCCAAACTCATCAAGCAAGGTCTTTTGGATAATAAATAAATACAAAGCTTTATAACCATGGCAAGAGTACTTCAACCAAAATCAGCGTCTACTGCATTGTCAGACACACCAAGCACTGTGTCTAATGCTAATCGAGTTTTAGTTCAACATAACCATGCTAGTGGAAACTCGCATGAAGTTATTTTAAAAAATGCTAATGGTGATGTTCTAGGCAGCATTCTGTGTCACCCAAGTGCAGATCAAATTATTGAAAAGTATAAAACAGATACTTTAGAAGTTGGTAGCACTATTACGGACGTTGCTGCAACGTCAGTCGGAGTTATCGGATGATAACATTCAAAGAATTTTGTACACAATTAGATGAGGCAGCATGGACAAAGAAATCTGGAAAGAACAGCGAAGGTGGACTCAACGAGAAGGGCAGGAAATCCTACGAGAAGGAGAACCCTGGCAGCGACTTGAAGGCACCAACCAAGAAGAAGGGCAATCCCAGAAGAAAATCCTTCTGTGCTCGAATGAGTGGAATGAAGAAAAAACTTACAAGTAAAAAAACTGCAAGAGATCCAGATAGCAGGATCAACAAATCATTACGTAAATGGGATTGCTAATTTATGAATTCGAATGAGAAGATGTTAATATGCGAATGTTGTGAATTTTATCGAAAATCAACAAAACAATGTAAATTATGTGGTTGTTTTATGCCATTAAAAACATTAT